CGCCCTCGGCGAGCATAAGGACGCCATCGGGGACTACGACGAGGCGATCCGGCTGCACCCGGAATACCCCGAAGCGTTCACCTTTCGCGGCGCTGCAAGGGGCGCCCTCGGCGAATATGAGGACGCGCGGGCCGATTATGTGCGGGCCCTCGACCTCGCCGAGCGACAGGGGCGCGCGGATCTGGCGAAAGCGATACGAGTGATACGCGCGGCGATCGAGCGCCTGGACGGTAACCGATCACCCACAGCCTGAGACCAGCAGTTCCCGAACCGGTCGGCTGGCCTTTGCATTGGCGGAATAGCGCGTGTCGACCTCCTCGATCCCGGCCCATGCGAAGAGGTCGCGGATCTCCGGGCGATCGTTGATCGACAGGACGAACCGGCCTTTGAGGCCCCGCAGCATCTCCGCCAGGCGGGCAAAGTCGCTGCGGGTAAACACGCCCCGACCGTAGTCGGTCTCGTGACCGAAATAAGGCGGGTCGAGATAGAAGAGCGTGAAGGGGCGATCGTAGCGGGGGATGAAGTCGGCCCAGTCAAGCCGCTCGATGTGGACGCCCCGCAGCCGGGTGTGTGCGCTGCGAATCAGTTGCGTCATGCGGGGCGCTGTGAGCCGCGCCAGGTTATGCACCGAGGGTGCCATCTGGCCGGGCGTGGCGAGATGCGCGGGTTTGCCGCCGAAGGACATCCGCTGGAGATACGCCCACCGGGCGGCGCGGCGAATGTCGGTGAGCGTCTCGGGCGGGGTCCGGATCAGGCGGGTGAACTCGTCGCGCGAGGCGAGGCAGAGGGCGAACTGGGCATCGAGCGCGTCCGGATGCTCGCGCAACACGCGAAAGAGCTTCACGATCTCGCCGTTGATGTCGTTCAGAATTTCCGACTTGGGCCGCAGTGTGCGGCGCAGAAACACGCCGCCCATGCCCGCGAAGGGCTCGGCATAGCAGCGATGCGGGATGGCCTCGATGCGGGCGATAATGCGCGTGGCCAGCAGCCGCTTGCCGCCCAGCCATGGGGCGAGCGGTTCGGCGGGCGGGACCGGCGTCAGGTCATCGGACCCCGCCGGATTGAATTCGGGCATGGACAAGGGGATGCGCTCCCACGATCATGATCCCGCCTCGTGCGAGGTGGCGGGACGGCCTGGGCTGGCCGGTCCGGGTCGTGGGAGTTGCTGCTCCCGGTTCGGGGTGTTTCCGCACCCCGGCCCCCGTCCGGTCATCGAGCGATGCAGGGCGACGGCTGGGCCGCGCATAGCATTGCGGCGGGTGGCGTGCAGCGGACCATGGTCCGCCATGAAGGGACATGCGAGAGGGAGAGAGGCATGGCATTCCTGAGGCGGCGCGGTCCGGAGGAGCGGGAGCGGACCAGGGCGTCCTGGCCGGGGCCGGAGCGTGGGAGCGAGGTGCAACTGGACATCCGGGGACGCAGGCTCGGGACCGCGCGGCACGGGACGCTGGTGCTGACCTGTGCTTGCGGTCGCGAGGGCCGGATCCGGGTGGCCCGGTTGATCGCGAAGCATGGGGGCCATGCCCGTTTCGGGGAGGTGATGGTGGGGCTGCGCTGTGGGGCCTGCGGTCGCGCCCGCATCCGGGACATGCGGCTTCGCTGATCAGCGGCAGACCGCGTCCCAGACCTCGAGAAAGCGGGCGGCCTCTTCTTTGGTCCGTTCGGTGTCCTGGGGGCTCCATGTGGGCAGAGAGGCGCGGAGCGCGTCACAGACGGCCTTTGAGGGCGCGGGCGGGGGTGTGGGGCTGCAAGCGCCCAAGAGGGCCAGACAGGCGGCCAGGCAGGCGCTCAGGCGCGGTCGAGTCATGGCCCGTCCATCTCCATCTCGACCGACGTGCATCCCGCCAGGACGCGCTCCAGCGCCTCGGCCTCGTCCCGGTCGACGGTGAGGCCGTATTTCCGGCGCACTTGGACAATCCGGTCGGCAAACCAGCACCGGTTCAAATCGGGCAGCCACTCCGCCGCATCGTGTGCGCGTTTCTGGTGGCGATTGAGCGAAGGGCTGGCCAAGGTGAGGTTCAGGAGGTCGCGGGCGAAAGCTCGGCGGGTGTCCGCGTCGGCGGCGCAGAGGCCGCTGTCGTGCGCCTCGGATGTGGCGACCATATGCTCGATGTCCGTTTGCCGGGTATCGGTAAAGGTCGTGCCGGAATAGGGGCCGTAGACGATGCCGCCCATCCCGGCGACGATCCGGTCTTCGACCGATTGGGGATAGCGGTAGTCCGACCGGTCGTAAGGGGCGCAACGGTGTTCCGGCTGCACGACAAGGCCGCGCCATGTCTCCGCCTCCGTGGCGGTCCCCGTGGCCAGCACAATCGACAGGCAGAGCGCCCGCGCCAGGTTTAGTCCCATACGCTCGCCGCGCGGTTTCATGCCCGCATTCTTAGTCATCCCTGAGCCTCCCGTGCTTTGCGATCCGCTCGTCAGCCGGGCGGTTGTCGCCCTCGGACCGCCGCATCGCCTCGTCGGCCCGCCGGCGGATGTCGAGAGCCGCGCGCGCATCGTCAAGAGCGCGATCTCGTTTCGCGGCACGATAGCCCGCCCGCCGAACGCCGAGAGTGGCTAAAATAGCCGCACCGGCCAGCGCGACGAAGCGCCCGGCACGCGAGCCGGTAAGCCAGCGAGTTATGTAGGCCAGCCAGATCACTTAGCGATCGCCGGCGCCCCACTTGCGAAGGCGCTCGCGCAGGATCCACATCGCGGCGAGCGCGACGGTGCCCGCGAAGGCCAGTGCGACGATCTGTGCGGGGCCGTCGAGCGCCGCCAGCGCAGTTGCCCCGGTGCCCGCGGCGGCGGCCACTTGCGTGACGGATGCTTGTAGGGTTGTGGATTGGGCGGGGCTTTTGCGGGGTGAGTGCGCGCGCCGTATGCCCAGCAAGCGGGCGCGATCGTAGCTCTGGATCGAAACGGCATTGCCCTGATTGCCGCCCAGAATGCGGATTTTCCGCCCGCCATTGGCGAAGCCGTCGAAAAACCCCACATGGCCTTGCCAACCGTTTCGCGATCCGCGCCACAGCACGACGATATCGCCGGGCCGGGCATCGTCGGGCTGCACTTCCACGCCCCATTTGAGATAGCTGCGCGCGGTCAGCGAGCCGGTACCGCTCAGGCCGCATTGGGCGAGCACGGCCCCGGCGAAGGCGGCGCACCATGGGGTCTCGTCGTCGGCCATGGGTTGGCCGGCTGCCTCGAACATGGCGAGGATATCGGGGTTGTGGCGCGCCCCGGGCCATTCTGTCGTTCCGATATGCGCGCGGGCCGCGGCGTGGATGGCTTCGGACGGGATGTCGATCTTGTGCGTCATGGGTGGCGCTCTCTGCAAGCTGGGGGAGGACCGCCCCGCCGCCAGAGCCCTCCGTTCTGTCCGCGCCGGTCGGCGGGCGCGCCCATGTGTGGGTCTTTGCGCGCACCATAGCGCCGGGGGGAGGCCCTTGCAGCGGACCATGGTCCGCTGACGGGTGTGTCGAGCTGTGCGAATGTGCGGGGCATGACCACCCCCGTCGCCCATATTGCCTCCGACCCTGCCCCCGCGGCCTTTGCGGTGTTTTCGGCGTTGGACGGATGGTTCGACATCTTCCGGTCAGGCACCCATACCGACGCCCATGGCCGCGACGCGACCTGGACGCCCGCCGATCTGGCGGGGATCGTCGCCGATTACGCGGGTGCCGATCCGGCCCCGGTGGTGCTGGGCCACCCCGAAACCGACGCCCCGGCGATGGGCTGGGTGCGCGGTCTGCGCGTCATGGGCGACCGGCTTCAGGCGCGGATCGAGCGTCTGGATCCCGGCTTTCGCGAGGCGGTTGAGGCAGGGCGCTACGCGCCACGCTCGGTGGCGCTGGCTCCGACCCCCGCCGGCTGGCGCCTGCGCCATCTGGGGTTTCTGGGTGCGCAGAACCCGGCAGTCGAGGGCCTTGCGCCGAGCCAGTTTTCCGCGCGCGCCGATGGCGTGCTTGTCTTTTCCTGTCCACATTCGGAGAGTGCGATGACCGAACCCTTTTTCACCAGCGTGCGCGCGCAGCCGCAACCGGCGATGCAGCCGGGGCAGGCACAATTCACCGCGCAGCCCGCGCTTCAACCGCAACCGGCGATGCAGCCGGGCCAGGCGCAACTCACCGCGCAGCCCGCGCAGGTTCAGGTGACGCAAGTGCAGCCCGTTCCGGTGCAGCAACAGGTCGCGGAACAGACCCTGCCGCAACCGCAATTCGTGACGCCGGCGCAGCCGGACCAAGGCCAGCTTGTGCCGCTTTTCGCGGCCAACCCGCCCGCCGGTGCGCTGCCGCCCTATGCGGGGAGCATGGGCGTTGCGGCAACGCAGGCCGGTGCGCGGTATGCGGCGGAGGCCGCCGACCTGGCACGCGAGCGCCAGCAGATTTTCGCGGAACGCCAGCAGATGGCCGCCGAGCGCCTGGCGCGCCAGAGCATGGATCGTGAGCGCGACGCCGGTGCGCGGGTGGCGGCGCATGTGCATGCGGGCCGCATCGTCCCTTCGGAGGCGCAGGCCTATACGGCGGTTTTTTGTGCGTTGGATGAGGGCGGCGGCCGGATCGCCATGGCCGGTGTTGACGGACGCCCGACGGCGCTGACGCCTTCGGCGGTTCTTGACGGCCTTCTTTCGGCGCTGCCGCGGCGGGTGCCGTTGGAGGCAGCACAGGCCCAGCCCATTCAGGGGCAGGGCTTTCAGGCGCAATTCGGCCAGGGCGGGCTGCCCGGTCGGCAGACGAGCCAGGAGGGGCAGTTCGCTGCCGCGACGCAGGATCTCGCCAACCGCGCCCGTGCGCTGATGGCCGCCGACAAAAGCGGCACGCTGGATCTGCCCACGGCCATCCGCCGCGCGGCAAGCGGGGAGCAGGCGCAATGATGGAGTATCTGCTCACGAAGAATTTCAAGGCGGGCGCGGCTGTGGCCGCCCGCCGTATTTGCCGCCTCACCGAGACGGACGAGGAGGCGCTGCAGGCCAGCACATCCAGGCATTTCCCCATCGGCATCAGCGCGGACCTGGGGGCCGCGACAGGCGGGGCGCTGGATATCCATCTCGCCGGTATAGCGATCCTGGAGGCGGGCGCCGCGATCCCGGCGGGCGCGCGGGTCGCTGCCGGAGCCGATGGCAAGGGCGTGGCCGCCCCCCGCCAAAGCGTGTTTCAGCAGGTCGTGGACGGTGCTGCCGCGAATGCCGACATCGCGGTGACGGGCCTTTCCGTCGGGGACACGCTGGTCAGCGCGATCGAACTGGCCTCGGGCTATCGTGATCGCACGTCGGCCTCAAGCATTCACGCACAGGGTGTGCTGCGCGTCTCGGCGGCGACCAATGGCGATAAGCTGCTGGTGAGTTGGCAGACCCCGATCGGGTCCGTGGGCGTGGCCCTTGAGAGCGCGACGGCGGATGGCGACCTCATCCGAGTTCTGATCCAGCCGCAAGAGATCTGAGGAGACAAAAGCGATGTTTCAGTTTCAACATCCCGATCCGGCACAGCTGATGCCGGTGACGCTTGCCCCGGGTTGGGCACAGGGGGACACGGGGTCCCGGCAGCCCGCTCTTTTCGCCGCCCCGCCGGGGCAGGGCAATCTGCCGCCGGGGGTCCAGTTTGCCGCCGGTCCGGCGGCCAGCCCCTACCCGGTGGATTTCCTGCGCACGGGCATTTCGGTGGGGTATACCAACGAAGAATACATCGCCGATCTGATCCTGCCGCGCCTCGCGGCCCTGACGCGGCGCGAGTACCGCTTCAACCGCTATCCGCTCGAAGAGCATTTCACGGTGCCGCCGACGCGTGTGGGTCGCCGCTCGGTGCCCCAGATGGTGCATCTGACCTCTAGCGAAGAAACCCGCTCGGTCGAGGATTACGGGCTGGACGACGCGATTCCGGCCGACGATGTGACCAACACGCCCGCCACGGCGATGGACCCGATCGACCGCTCGTCGACGGTGCTGACCGATCTGTTGATGATCGCGCGCGAGTTGCGCGTGGCTCGGATGGTCTTCGATCCGGCCAATTACCCCACGAACAACAAGAAGAAACTTACCGGCTCGAACAAGTGGGATCACGCGGACAGCAACCCGCTGCGCGACATCGTGGATGCGCAGACGGCGATGATCGTCAAGCCGACGGATATCGCAATGGGCGAGGAGGTCTTCGCCAAGCTGCGCACCCATCCGCGCATGCTCAAGGCCACCCATGCCAATGACGGGGATAGCGGCGTTGCCTCAAGGGACGCGATGGAGCGCGTGCTGATGCTGCGTATCCATGTGGGCTCGGCCCGGGTCAACACCGCCCGGCGCGGCCAGGCGGCCAATCTGGAACGCTGCTGGGGCAACCACGCGCTGCTCTATCGCCGCGACCCCAACACAGACTACCAGGGGCCGCCCAGCCTGGGCTTCACCGCGCCCTATTTGGGCCGCCAGGTGATGGTGGGCTTCGATCCGCGCGTGGGCGTGCGCGGCACCTTCGTGGTGCGCGTTGTCGACAGCTGCGACGAGGCGATGGTCTCGCAGCTTGCGGCGTATTTCTTCCAGGACGCCGTGGCGTAAGGGGGGCGGTCATGAGTTACGCGGTGGCCACGGATCTGCGCGCCCGTTTCGGGGCGCGCGAGATCGATTGCCTGCTCGATCAGGACGCGGACGGGACGCCGGACGAGGGGCGGCTGGAGGCGGCGCTGGCGGATGCCGGTGCCGAGATCGACGCCCGGCTTGCCGAAGCCTACGAGCTGCCCCTGCCGGCGGGACCCTACCCGCTGCTGGTCGGCATCGCCTGCGACCTGGCCCGGGCCCGGCTCTACGACGATACGGAAAACAAGACGGTGATGAATGGCGCGAGACGCGCGCGGACGCAACTCTCGGAGCTTGTGGATGGCTCGGCCCGGCTGGTGACCGCGCAAGACACGACGATCGAGCGCCGGGCGGAGAAAGTGAGCATCGCAAGTCCGCAAGGCCCCATCGCGACCGCCCTGGGCGCGTCGCGCGACGTGGGAGCCGGGCGGAGGGGATCGAGATGACCGGGGCGCGGATCGAGATAACCTTGGACGACACCGAACTCCTGGAGGCTCTGAACGCCGCGCTTTCGCGGCTGGAGGATGAGGCCGGGTTGTACGATGCGATCGGGGCGGAACTGGCCGATGGGGTGCAGCGGCGCTTCATCGCGGCCCAGGACCCCGATGGGGACGATTGGGAGGAAAGCGAGCGGGCGCGTCTCAAGGAGAGGGGCGGCAAGACGCTGACCGATACCGGTCGGCTGCAGCAATCGATAACCTGGTCTGTGGAGGAAGGCGGTGTGCTGGTGGGCACGAATGTCGAATACGCCGCGATCCACCAGTTCGGAGGCGAGATCGAGCAACCCGCGCGAAAGCAGACGCTGCTGATCGATGACGAGAAAGGCGGGTTTGTCTCGGCGCGCGCCCGCACGGGCGGTCTGCAGCGCGTTGTCGAGGCGGCTATCGGCGCCCGCACGATTACCATGCCCGCCCGACCTTTTCTGGGGCTGGACGACATCGACCGTGTCGCGATCGAGGGGATCGCGAGCGACTGGCTGGAGGGGGCGTTTGCATGAGCGCGAACGCGGATAAGACATCGGATAGCAATCTGCTGCCCTTGCCCGGCTGGGGCACGGGACAGCGGCTGATCGCCGACATCGCGGCGCATCTGCGCCGGCCGGAGGTTCTGCCGGGCAAGTGCGATGTGGTCGAGAGCCTGCGGGGGCTGCCGAAGCCGGGCGGTCGCCGGACGATCGCGGTGCTGCCGCTGAGCGAGCGCGCCGAGAGACCGTTGAGTTCGACGGGCCGTCCCGTGCAGATCTGCACGCTGGAGTTCGGGGTGCTGACGCGCCAACCGCTCGTCAACGATCCGGGCGGGGCGCGCGGTCGCGCCGATCTGGCAAATCTGCTGGAGGGCACGCGCGGGGCGCTCTGCGGCTGGGTGCCGGCGCTGCTGACCGAACCGCTCAAATGGTCGGGGGGTGCGTTGCAGAGCCTGGATGCATCCAGCGCGATCTGGCTCGACCGCTGGCAGGCCATCTGGGTTGCCGAGCATGACGATCGGGGGGGAACCCCCCAAGACGATTTGGGAGATTGCACATGAGCCGGACCACACGATCCACTGACAACATTATTTTCGGGCGCGGCACGATTTGGCTGGCGCGCGCCGAACCGGTGGGGCCGGAACGATCGCTTGGCGATATCGCAAGTGCCAGCATCTCGATCGCCCAAACCCGCGTGGCGGTGCAGGCAGGGTCGGGCGCGCCGCGCACACTGGCGAATGTGGTGACCGAAAGCACCGTCACGATCAGCATGAGCCTCATCGACATCTCCATGGACAATCTGGGCCTGTTCTTCGGTTCCGATCCGGTCGATACCCTCGCCAAGACGGTGGATGACGAGGCCATAGCGATCGGGGACGATATCAGCGAAGGGCCTTGGTATGCGCTGCGCACCGCCTCGGGCAGCGCGGTGGACGGCGTGGAGCTTCACCCGCAAAAAAATAAAGGAGGGACCAAGGTCGCGAAGACAAAATATACCCTAGATGCCCGCAACGGGCGCATTCGCATCCTGCCCACTTCCTCCGATCTGAAAGGCACAACGATATACGCCTCGTACACCCGGACGGCGGCAAAGCGGCTGTCCGTACAGGGCATTCAGCAGCACGACTGGTCGCTGAGATATTTGGAGTCCAATCCGCTGCTGGTCAAATCGGGCCGGACGCGGACATTCTATGCGCCTCGCGTCTCCATCGAGCCGGGGGGCGATTTCAACCTGCGCGACAATACCCCCCAGACACTGCAGCTGGTGGCCACGCTGATGAATCCCGCAGACGGGCGGTCCGCGCTGACCGTCGACGGTCAGGATCTCTGACGGAAAGGAACGCCAAGGACATGACCGGAAAAACCGCACGACCCCGCAAGGCGACCGCGGCCGCCGATATCCCCGCCGATCCCTTGGCCCGGCCGGACAGCGCGGCGGCGGTGCTGTTGCCGGACGAAGAGATCGAGATCGCCGACCCCGAGACCGGCGAGGCGATCGCCGTGAAGGTTCGCGAGTACCGCTTCCTGGAGGGCCTAGAGGCGCAGGCCATCGGCGCGGACCTGATCGCCGATCTGGCCCGATACGCGGGCGCGGAGGACCGCCCGTCGGCGGGAGCGGGCGACATGACGCCCAGCGTCATGATGTCGGTTCTGGGGCGTCACCGCGAGGCGTGGCTGGCGCTCTGCGCGCTCTCCACGGGCCGCGCCGCGGATTGGCTCGCGTCGCTGCGCGAGCCGGATAGCTTTCGGGTCTCCTCGGCGGTTTGGAGCGTCAACCAGTCTTTTTTTATCACGCGCGTCCTGACCGAACATCTGGGCGCCAGCCGGATGCGCGAGACCTGGGGATCTTTGACGTCCTCGACACACTTTGCGCCGCCGGTCACGGACCCGCCCGAGACGTGATGCGCGATCTGACCTGGCGGCAGATGGAGATGTTCTTTCGCGCGGCCGAGCGGCGGCAGGCACGGCAAATAGAGATGACGATCGCGATGGCGATGACGGGAGGCTCATGAGATGGCGGATGTGGTAAGGCTGCGGCAGGGCGATAATCTGGCCCTGACCGCCACGGCGACGACATCGGGCGGCACCGTTCGCGATTTGACCGACGTCGCGGCGACGTTGGAATTGGCGCACAAGGATTCGGGGTACCGGCTTTCCTTAGAGAACGCCAATTCCTCGGTCGCAACCAAGCTGAAAGCCGGCGAAATGCTGTTTACCGAAACGTCGTCGGAAACGCTGTCATGGCCCGTGGATCGGTGGGATGCGTGGTTTCGGTTTCAGACCGCCGCCGGTGTGGTGGACACCACCGACAACTTTCTGTTTTGGATTGTGGAGGATTACAAATGACGTCCGTCACTATTGGGAATTCCGTGAACCCAGGCGGCGTGACCGTCAGCCCCGCATCCGCGGCGACCGAGGCCGCGGCCGAGGCGACCGCGGCCGCAGCCCGGGCCGAGGCGGCGGTGACTGGCGAGGGCATTTCGGAACGTTCTGCGATGAACCTGATTTACCGGTCCATGCCGGTCACGCCCAACATTCTGCATGACACCAAACTTTGGTCGAAAATGGCCGGCGGTGCGACCAACAGCAACGTCAACTATCGCACCGCCCATACCGGCAGCGGTTATTCCGCGGGTTCCGGCAACGGCACCGTGTCGGGGGACATACGCGTGATCACGCCCGCTATGTTCGACGGATTAGTAAGCCAGGGTGGCATCAAACCGTCATCCGATTTCGATGCCTTCGACGGCGATTTGGAATCCAAGCTGGGCGCTTATACAAATAGTGAATCGTTCAATATCCTTCGCGTCACGTTGGATATTCGCGCAACCGGTTCGAACACGCCGCAAGCTTGGATTTTAGCCAAAGATTTCGGCCAATTTTTATCCCAAGAGGCCAGCGAAGGCGATTTCACGGTCTATTCCGGCGGGTTCATGCGATGCCTTGCGAAGTCGGGCGCGACCAATATCGTGGCCAGCCCACAATATCTAGGCCAGGGCGATTTGGGCGACGATTGGTGCGAACACAAGAACTGGGTACACTATCGCTATACTCAGACGGGTTTGCAGTTTGGCCCGCGCCTTATCGTCCAAGGCGCGGGTACTTTGGATTTTCTGTTGGCGCTGCCTTACATCGGTCATGGCGATCACGGCAATAATTTTGTCTGGGCCGGGTTTAACGGCGACTGGGCGTTCAAGGATATCGAGGATTGATCGATGACATCTGTAACCATCGCCGGCACGGGGGATTTTGCCGGCACGACAATCGGTCCCGCGTCGCCCGGGCTTTCCGCACTGCGCGAGGCGACCGATGCGGCCGCCCGCGCCAAGGCGGCGGCGGCAAATGCCGGGCCCGGCATTGATCGTGACGCCTTGGTTGCGTTAATGGCACGCCACATACCTGTCACGTCCAACATGCTGCATTCGACCAAAGACTGGTTGAAAATGTGCGGCGGCGTCACGGATACGAACGTCAACTTTGTAACATCGCATGACAACAGCGGTTATGATTATCAGGTTAGAAACGGAACCCTTTCCGGCAGCATCCGCATCGTAAGCAACATTCGGTTTCAACAGACGAATGGTTTGATTCCCGATGGTGGGGTATCGAGAGCTGATAATGTCTTCCGTGGCGATCTGGGCGATAAATTGGGTGATAAATACCGTTCCAATTTCACCGATTTCAATGCCTTGGTCGCGGATGTGACCCTAACCGCCACCAGTTCGAACAAAGTGCCTAAGTTGTCTATGCTTCGCAAAACCAACATCGAAAATTACCTAAGCGCTGCCAAGGCAGAAGGCGATTTTCGGGTCGTGTCGACCGGTTTTTTACGATGCTTAGCACAGTCGGGAGAGATCGAGATTGTCCAAGATTCCGAATATATTGGGATGGGCAGCCTACCTTCGGATTGGCGCACAGTTAAAGAATGGGCGCAGTATAGCGCCTATCAAATCGGTTTTTTCAAGAATTTTCAGATCCAGTTGGAAGGCGAAGGGCGCCTGAAATTTGCGCTTGTGCTACCTTATGTCGGCTATGGTGGCCATAGCGATAATTTTGTTTGGGCCGGTTTTAACGGCGATTGGGCGTTCCAAGACCGCAACGATTGATTGGGGGTTGGCATGGCCCAGGATCTGGACCTCGCGCTTCGCATCTCGGGCGACATCAAGAAGGCCAAAGAGGCGCTGTCGGCCTTGCGCGGCGACGTAGGGAAGACGTCCGGATCGGTCGCGGCGGCCCGCGGGAGCGAAGCCTCCTCCGCCGCCAAAGCCGCCGCCGCCGCCAAAGAATTGGAACGCGCTCAGACCGAGGTTGCCCGGGAGACCCAAAAAACAAATCGCGCGACGCGGGATGCCGCCGAGGCCGCCGAGGAGCTCGAACGCGCCGAAGCCGAGGCCGCCCGGGAAATCGACGAAGCCGCCCGCGCGGCCAGGGAAGCCGCCGAGAGCAAGGATCGCGCCGCCGGGGCGGCGAAGGAGGCGGCGCGCGCCGAAAACCAAGCCGCCGCCGCCAACACGCGGGCCGCCGCGACCGCGAAACAGATCGCGCGGGACGCGAATACCGCCGCCGCCGCGCAGACCCGCCAGGCGCAGGCGGCCCGCACCGCCGCCGCCGCGCAGACCGGTTTGTCGAACAGAAGTCGGGCGGCGTTTCAGAACGTCGGGTATCAGGTCCAGGACCTCGCCGTCCAGATTTCCGGCGGCACGAGCGCCATTCGCGCGCTTTCCCAGCAGCTGCCGCAGCTGCTGTCGGGTTTGGGGCCTTTGGGCATCGCCCTTGGCACCGCCTTTGCGGTGATCGCGCCGCTCGCCGCGGTCCTTTTTCAAAGCTCGGACGCGGCGGACGATGCCGGTGCGGCGAACGAGCGGCTCAACGACAGTGTCGAGCGATTGCGCAGTCTGCGCGCTCTCGGGGGCGATCTGGACGCGGTAAAAGAGGCCTATGGCCAGGTCACGCAGCAGGCCCGCGATTTAATCGAGGCGCAGCGGGCGCTGGAGTTGGAGCAGGCGCGGCGGGCGGCCCGGTCTCTCGTGTCCGACCTTGTCGAGGAGGCCTCCGCGGTGGCGCGCGTAACGGCCGCTAATGAGGACCGGGAGAAACAGTATGCCAAGCTGATCGATGTGGCCCGTCGGGCCAAGGAAGCATTGGCCCAGCAAGACATCGATCCGAAGCAGCTGGTCAGCATTGTGGATAAAACGAAAAAAGCCGCCAGAGAAGCATTGAAGAATGCGATCGGTCAGGAAGAATTAAAGCGGCTGGCGGAGGAGTTCACGGAAACATACGGAGAGACTATCGACGTTGCCGACGTTGTCGAAGAAATCGCAGAAGCCATGCAAGATCTTGACCGCGCAACTCGCCAAGCGGAGGACGCGGCCAGCAATCTTGCAGATCTCGCTTCGGAGGAGATCGCCGAACTGCAAGATCGGTTCGGTCTGTCGGAAGAGTCCGCCAAGGCGCTTTTCGATGCCTTGCAAAATCTGGCGCAAGCCGAGGGCACCGAAGCGCAAACCGAAGCCGTGGGCGCGCTGCGCGAGGCGATAACCTCCGCGAAGCAAAACGCCGAAGGGCTTACCGAAGCGCAAACCGAAGCCTGGAAGACGCTGCGCGAAGATGCATTTGGCGCCGAGGAAGCGCTCTTGCGGCTTGCCGGTATCGCGATCGGCGATCTTGGTCTGGGGGAGGCGACCGGGGCCGCCTCGGCTCTGGCCGATGAGCTGGAGCGCGCGGTCGTCGCGCAAGCGGGCCTGACCGCGCGCGCCGATTTGCGGCTGGAACGGGCGCGGATCGAGAGGGACTTTGCCAACGATCCCGATGAGCTGCGCAGGCGATTGCGTGCTCTGCACGTCCGCGAGGCGGTCGAGCCTTTGGAAAGGAAGCTGCGCGCCGACGGTTCCAGCGAGCTCGAAATAGCTCTCGACACGTCGCAACTCGCGCGGGACGCGGGTGCCGAATTCGACGCGAATTACGAGGCCGACGCCATTGCCGAAACGCGCCGCCGGGGCGGGCGTGGCGGCGGGGCGCGCGGGGACAAAGCGCTGGACGCGCTGCGGCGGCGCCTGGAACAATACGAGAACGCTGCCGACAGCGCACGCCTGGCCATTCAGGGCCTGGGCGATGCCGAAAAAGCCCGCGCCGTGGCGGCGGCCGAGGCCGCCCGGCTGGCGGCGGAGGCCATTGCCCAAATCGGCACCGGTCCGGGCGCGGCGGCGCGGATCGCCGAGATCCGCGAGCTGGAAGCCGCGCTTGTCGCTGCGGCGGAGGACGCGGCGGAGTTGGAGCGCAAGATGCGGCTGGGGCCTCAGGGCCTGGACGCGGCGCGGGCCGCGCTGGACAGCTATGCCGAAGATGCAATCAACGCGGGCGACGAAATCGCCAACGCGGTGGGGGGCACGTTCAAGGGCCTGGAGGATCAAATCGTCGGTTTCGTCACCGGGTCCAAGTTACAAGTCGGCGATCTGGCCAATTTCGTAGTGGCCGAGTTCGCGCGGATCGCATTACGCACATCGGTCACCGGGCCGCTTTCGCAAGCTTTTAGCGATGCAATCGGGGGCTTCTTCGGCGGCGTCGGTGCGCGGTTTGGACAGCGCCCATCCGCCTCGGCCATCGGCTCCGGCGTGCTATATCACGAAGGCGGGGTGGCCGGGATGGGCACGATCGAGGCCGCGCGCCACGATCTGGCCCCGGGCGAGGTGCCCGCGATCCTGAGGCTGGGAGAGGCGATCCTGACGTCCCGCCACGCTCGCGCGCTGCTGGGGTGGGGTCCGGCGGAGGAGGCCGCGCGGGCGCGCGATATCCTCGCCCGCTCGGCACGCTATCATGCGGGAGGCGTGGCCGAGGGGCGCGGGGCCGCGATCCGCCGGGCCATGACCAATCTCCCATCCATATGGCGGGCCGAACCGCCCGGCGGCGGCCATATCCCGGCCTCTGCCGCGACCTACGCGTCAGGCGCACCCACACCGCCGCCGCAATCGGTCGAGGTCCAGATCCGGAACGAGGGGGGGCCGAGAATCGGGGTTCGGGACAGCGAGGCCCATTATGACGGGCGCCGCTGGGTGATTGGTATTATCACCGAAGATCTGGTCGCCGGCGGCCAATTATCGGACATTCTAAACGCCCGAATTCGCGGGGGCGGGGTGTTCTGATGGCGGCGATCTGGCCGGGATACGCGCGGGTGGACGCCGCAATCGAGATCGTCGGGGCGGCGACGACGGAACGGACCACGTTCGACGACGGGTCCGTGCGCCAGGTCCGCCGCTTCTCTCGCGCGCGCGCCCGCCGCCGGATCGTGGCCTGGCTCACCGGCAGCACCGAAAACGCGATCGCCCGCACCGCCGATGAGGATCTGGCCCGCTTCCGGGCCTGGGCGGCCGCCTGCGCCCATCGCCGCTTTGCCTTTCCCGACGAGACCGGCAGCACCATCGACGTTCGCGTGATCGGCGGCGAGGCGGGCCTCCTCTATAGCGCGCAGGTCTCGCCCGCCGCGGCGCGCATCTGGCGCATCGAGACGGAGCTTGAAACCCTGTGACAGTCCGCAACCCTTCCGCCCGCATGACCCGCGCCGCGACAACGCTCGATCCCGAAGACAGCCTGCGGGCGGCCCTTGAGATCACCCATCCGGCGATTTCCAGCGCCGCCCGCGTCATCAACGACAGCGACGCGCGGGTCATCGCCGGGCGGCGCTATCAGCCGCTCCGCTTCGAGGCGCGGCTGGCCGACGATCGGGCCGGACGGCGACCGGCTGCGGAAATATCAATCGACAACGTCGGGCGCGAAATCGTCGAATGGGTTCAGGCGGCGCAGCTGACGCGCGTGGGCATCGCCGGGATCGCCGTGCGGGTGATGCTGGTCACCGTCGGGACCGATCCGACCGAACAGATCGCCGCGCCCGATTATGACGTGAAGATGGACGTGGCCGAGATCGCCGCGAGCGCCACGCGGATCACCGCGCGGCTCGGCTTCGATCCGCTGCTCGACCGTCCGGCCGTGGCGCTGCGCCACGATCCCGCCACCAGCCCGGGGCTGTTCTGATGAGTGGCGCGGGCACCTGGGCCGAGGCATGGGTTGGACGCGAGGCGCCCGATTGCGCCGCCCTGGCGCGGATGGTGTTGGCCGAGGAATTCGGGCGCGACGTGCCGTTGCCGTCGGCGCCGGCGCCGGCGCGACCGCAAACGCCGGGGCGCGCCGGCGTTGCCGCCCTGCGCCGCAACGACGCCGCCATCCGGGCGGCGCTGGCCGGGGACGGCGATATCGCCCGCCCGTTGGGCCGTGGCGAGGCCCCGTGCGATGGCGATGGCGTGCTCATGCGCGCGGCGTATCGCCGATACGGGATAGGCCATCACATCGGCATCTACGTCGCGGGCACCGATCCGGCCTGCCTGCATTGGAGGCGTGGCCTCGGCGGCGCGCTGCATCGGCTGCGCGATCTCCCCGCGCGAGGGCTGGAGGTTATGGGGGTCTATAGATGGACCGTTTAACCGCCCATAAATCGCCCTTTAACGGGCCTTTAAGCGCCGATTTATGGCCGCATCCCCTGACCGCCCAGGGCCGCTTGCCCGCCCTGACGATCGCCCCCGATGCCGCCCGCACGCTGGCCGAGGCGGTCGCCCTGATCTGGCCCGACCGACCCACGGGCCTTCCCGTCGTGGTTACGCTCGACGGGATAACGATCCCGGAAGCGTCGTGGGCCGTGACGCCGGTCCGGCCCGGCCAGCACATGGTGCTGCGCGCCACCGTCGCGGGCGGGGACGACAGCAACCCGATCGCGATAATCGCGACAATCGCCACCGTGGCGCTCGCCGCTTGGGGCGGGCCCGCGCTGGTCTCGGCGCTCGGCGGCACCGCGCTGACAGCGGCCGGGACGCCGACGCTCGCCTCCGCCGTCGCTTCGGCCGCGATCGCAACGGTCGGCGGTCTGGTGGTCAATAGCCTCGTCCCGACCCGCGATCCGGGTGGGCCGGATAGCGGACAGGGGCAGCGCAGGGACTATTCGTTGAGCGGCGGCCAGAACCGCGCGCGGCCCTATGAGCCTCAAATTCTGGTGCTCGGGCGGCACCGGGTCTTTCCCGATATGGGCGCCGCCCCGTGGACGGAGTTTCGCGGAGACGAGCAGTATCTGAACTTGATCCTTCACTTCGGGCTCGGCGATTTGGAGATCTCGGAACTGTCGATCGGACCGACGCCGTTCGAGCAATTCGACGGCGCCACGGTTCAGATACTGCGTGGCGAGCGCTGCACCTGGCCCGCGAATGTGGACACTCAAGACGGCCAAGCGTTGGAGGACACCGACTGGGTCTCCCGGCAGACGTCGGATGACACCTATCGGTTGGACGTCGATGTGGTCGCATCGCTCTTTTCCGTCAGCAAGAAATCGGGGGAGGTCGGGCCGCAGGACCGCGATTTTCAAATACGTTATCGGCCGGCCGGGAGCAGCGGCGCATGGAAAACGCGCACGATTAATCTGAAATCCGCCGACAACCCGTCGCGAGGCCGAAAACCGCCTTCCGAATCGAGCGAGACACAAGTTGAAACGCGTCAAAGCGACGGATATAGTTGGTGGCGCGTTCGCACCGTAACGGAACCCGCCTGGAAGCGGGAACGCAACGACATTCCGTTCAGATGGGGCGGTTGGTCGGATTGGATCCTCGAATCCGCCCCGCCATCGGCCAGATCGCCGCGCGACGCGCTGCGCCGGACGATCCGCATCGACCTACCCGCGCCCGCGCGGCAATGGGAGGTCGAGTTTCGCCGGACGACGGAGCCTTCAAGCAAGGATAATGTCTCGGACACGATCACCGTGACGGCCCTCAGATCGTTCCAGCCGGATACCGCCGATTACACAGGCCAGACCCGCGCCTGCGTGCGGATGCGGGCATCGGAGCAGTTGAGCGGTCAACTGCCTCAAATCCACGCTCTTGCTCAGCACAAAATTCGGACGTCCAAGAGAGGCGCGACGCGTCGGCTTAGCCGTAATCCGGCATGGATCCTGCTGGCTTTCCTTCGCGGGGAACAGATCGGCTCGCGACTGGTCTGGGGCTGCGGCCTGCCGGACAGCCGCATCGACCTCAACGCCATCGCCGCCTGGGCGGCCTGGTGCGCGGCCCACACGCCCGTTTTGCGCTGCGATCTGGTGCTGGATCGGGCGACCTCGATGGCGCGGACCATCCGCACAATATGTCAATGCGGCCGGGCCAGCCCCACGTGGTCCAGCGGAAAGCTGGGCGTCGTGTGGGACGCCGCCGATACGCCCGTCACGGCGCTGGTGACGCCGGGCAACGTCATTCAGGGGTCCATGTCCATCACATGGGCCAACGAGCAGCCCGCCGACGAGATCGTCGTGAGCTATATCGACCCGGACGCCGATTGGCAGCAACAGACCTTGCGCCGCGCCATGCCGGGCGTCGATGCGCCGGTTACGAGCACGACGATCACGCTGGAGGGCGTGACCGATCCGAAACAAGCGGCACTGGAGGCCAATCTTCAAGCGGCGCGTCAACTTTACCATCGCCGCCGTTTGGCCTGGGAGATGGAAGCCGAAGGCCTCGCAATCGCGCGCGGCGATGCGATCCGGGTTAGCCATTCCCTCATTGACGGCGGCCGGACCGGCCGGCTTGAGGCGGTGAGAATAGACACTACCGGCGACGCGATGAGCCAGATCTGGGACCCCGGCGAGACGCTGGATACCTCCGGTGCCGCGGCGCATTATATGATGCTGCGGCTGCCCGACGGGCGGCTGCACACGTCGCAAGTGAGCGCGACGCCCGACGGGATGCTGGCCCCGACCGCGCCGCTCCCATCCGATTGGAAGGCGGGCGACGCACGCGCACAGGATGTGATCTGGCGGTTCTACGCCGCCGACCGCCCGCCGGCGCCGATGCGCGTCACCGCCGTCGAGCCCGTCTCGGACCGCCGCGTCCGGATCGAGGCCATCGACGAGAGCGCCCTTTACCACGCGGCCGCGACCTCCGATCTGACCCACCCGCTCCCCTTGCCGAAACGGCAGGTCCCGCGCGTGATGGACGCCACGTTCTCGCAAGGCCCGCTCCACGATGGCAGCGCGGAGATTACCTTGCGCCTGACGGTGGCAGGCGCATGGCGGGGGGCCACGGTGCGCGCCCGGCAGAGCGGAACCTGGCAGGTAGTCGCCCGATTGAACGACGGCGAGACCATTGCCACCTGGCGCGTCGAGCGCGCCGGATTGCTGGAGGTCGAGATCGTGCCGGGGAGCCTCGCCGCACCCACGGGGCCGATTTACACCACTACGTATCGGGTGCGTGAGATCGGCATCCTGCCACCCCCGGAAGACTTCACTGTCACCGTGCTCGATGACGGCGCGCGGCGGTTCGACTGGAGACCGCTCGAGGCCGAGAAAGTCGCGGGCTATCGTATCCGCTACGGCACCGCCGCTGACCCCGCTGCCTGGACCGCCCTGCGCGCGTTGCATGAGGGCCTTCTTACCGGCCACCCGTGGGAAACCCGCCTGCCACCCGAAGGGCGTTGGCGCTTTGCTATCGTCGCCGTGGCGCCGGACGGCCAGGAAGGCGTGCCCGCCTTTATCGCGCCCACCGATCTGCCCGCCGCCGTAAAGCTCCCAACCACTCAATATGCCTTTCTCGCAACAGCCGCGGCCACACCGCCGCCCCGGCCGGGTTTCGGCACCGGCCAGGTCACCGATGACGATTATGTGCCGCCCGGCTGGTCGCGTGAGCCGGTGGGCGTCAGCGAGGCCCTGCCGTTTCAGTGGATCGTCGAGCGCAAGGGTCGCACCGGCGGCGGGCCGTGGACGGCCTGGTCTACCCCCACTCTCTGGTCCAACCTGGGCAAGCCCGGGAAAACCGGCCTCGACGGTCCGGGCGTCGAATTCATCTTTCGACGGACGGCCAAGGAAAGCCGGCCGCAGACGCCCACGACCACCGAGCTACAGGATGCGATCGACGATTTTGTCCCAAACGGCTGGACCGACAATGCAACCGGCGTCACCGCCGATTTGCCATATTTGTGGGCGTCGAAACGCGAGGGCAGCACCGGCAACTGGCTAAAGTTCCAAATCCCCGTTCTTTGGGCCCGTTACAGCGGCGACGGCGCAACCACCCAATACGCGTTTCTTGCAACCGTCGCGCCGACCCCTCCGCCCCGGCCGGGTACCGGCACCGGCCAGGTCAGCGACGACGATTATGTGCCGCCCGGCTGGTCGCGCGATCCGGTGGGTGTCAGCGCCGCGCGGAAATACCAGTGGATCGTCGAACGCAAGGGCCGTTTGGGCGGCGGGCCGTGGAGCGCCTGGACCGAACCGAGCCTTTGGTCGTCCTATGGCGAAACGGGCGAAATCGGCCAGCCCGGGAAAGACGGGCCGGGCATCGAGTACATCTTTCGAGCGCTTAGCTTTACCCGACCGGCCACGCCCAATGGGGACCCAACGCGCGACGATGACACCCCTGGTGCCTGGACCGACAATGCCGTTGGGTTGTCGGCCGAAAATCCTATCCTTTGGATGTCCAGACGGGTGGGCAGCAGCGGCAATTGGGGGCCGTTCAGCACCCCGGTGGTCTGGGCACGATGGTCCAAAGACGGCGCGGACGGCCCTGGCGTCGAATTCATCTTTCGCGAGGGCAGCTATACCCGACCGGCGACGCCTGGCACCAACGCAGCACAGCGGAAGATGGACGATTACGTGCCCAATAACTGGTCCGATAACCCCGAGGGCGTGTCGGCCGAAAATCCGCGCCTTTGGATGTCGCGACGGGTGGGCAGCAGCGGCAATTGGGGGCCGTTCAGCACCCCGGTCGTCTGGGCGCGCTATTCCCGCGATGGCGCGGACGGTTCGGACGGCGCGGACGGCGCTGGCATCGAATACATCTTTCGACAAACGGCCACCGAAAGCGCGCCGGACCGGCCGTTGCAGACGGCTGCGCAGCGGAAGATGGACGATTTTATTCCGTACGGATGGACCGACGACGCAACCGGAGTGTCGCCGCAAAGGCCAATCCTTTGGATGTCTCGACGGACCGGAACCAGCGGCAATTGGGGGCCGTTCAGCTACCCGGTCGTCTGGGCGCGCTATGCCCGCGATGGCCAAGACGGCGGCGTCGGTCGCGACGGCCCACGCGGCCCGCGCGGCGCCGGGTTCTTTGCCGCCGCGACCTCCGGGACCAGTTGGAGCACCAGCGTGGCCAATAGTGTGACGCCCGGCGATAACGTCGAATGGGACCGCGTTACGCTTTACAACATCCGCGCCGAATGGTCCGAAACGCGCACTTGGCGCAACGGCGCTTGGCGGGCGGCGGCACAATTCATCGACGGGAACGCCATCGTCGACGGCACCGTTTTCGCCCGCGCGTTGGACACCGACAGCCTGTCGGTCAAAGGCCTTGGCATTTTCGGCAGCGCGGTCCAATCGACAAACTATGTTCCCAACAGCGACACCGGCTGGCGGATTGAACTAGACGGCAGTGCAAGGTTCAACGGCCCCGTCATATCGCGGAAAATCGTCCTGAACGAAGGCAATTTTCAATGGTCTGGCACGCTGAAACCCGGCGACGAGTTCAAATTCGTGAACAGCGGCATCAAAATGGGTAAAAACGATGTCTGGCGGGCCTCCCGGGACACCGTGATTATTTCCGCTGCAATCACATCTACAGTCTCCGCCGACGGCAATATAGACGAAGATAACAGCTTTTGGGGCTTGGAAGCATATCCGATCGTTGGCGCGAAATGGTATGGGTACACCAGAGGCAAGCCGCCGTCAAAAATCTGGAACCGGGACCCAAGAACCACCACAACCTGGCCCGGCGTCAGACAAACGGACCAACGGTTGTTTTTTAACATCAGGTTCCATGCGAGTACGTCGCGGATATTTGTCAAAAATCCCCGCATCCAATGGAAGGTGTTCCAGGTGACGTGACGCCCTTGCCACTCCCCGCCGCCCAAAGGACGAACCAAGATGACCCAAACGTTCAGAAGACGCTGGCACCTCTACCTGGCCGCCCTCGCCGCCCAGGGGCTGCCTCTTGATCCCGCGCGGCACTCCGGCAGCCGTCCAAAAACCCTTGCATCGAACAGAAGCTCCCCGAGGTCACATGACGCCCCGAAAAACGCCGATTGGGCACGAAACTGTCGCACCCAAAATCGCCCGGATTTTGGCGACGATTGGGCACGAAACTGTCGCGAATTGGACAATAATTTCGTCGCGCTACAGTGAGACGTCGTCTCGGTGCCGTTGTCGCTGACATCGGGTTTGCCGCGTCTCCGGATCGACTCATCCAGTTCACGGGTCATGCGCCGACC